CCTGACCACGATTTGCATGAACATGTGGACTTTGCCGCGAGTCCATATTCCTTGATGAGCGCCGTCATCACGTCGCCGACGAGTTGCGTGCTGGTGATCTGCTTGGGAGGGTTGAGCTTGAACGGCTTCGACGGGCCGAACACGATTCCACGATGCTCGGCCATAATATTGACGGCTGTGTTTCCGTCGCCGTCGTTCGCGCATTGTGCCGCCGCCAATCCAACGGTGACGCGGTTGATCGCTTGCGGCGGGAAGCACACGCCACATGCTGTACACGCCGCCTCCTCGGGTAAGACATGCCGCGACGCGATCTTCCCGGCAATCTCGCACCGACCATCAATCAGCCACTGGCAAGGCATTTAGAAACCCTAGATAGGCAAGCAGTCGAACGCCCTAATTTCACCGACAAACGTGCCCGGTGCCGCAGTGTTGTTGCTGCACGTTGTCGAGCCGCAATCGAAGTCGCCAGGAACGCAGTCGGAGGTAATGAACCATGCCGCACCAGTCCACATGCCGACGCACGAACCGCAATTAGGCGGTGGCGGCTCGCACTCATCTCCGACGCACACCACGCAATCCTCACACCCGTCGAACGAGGTCGTCCCCAGCTTGAGCGGGCATCCCTCGTGGTCTATACCGTTGGTCGTTATCAGCACGTCATTGCAATAGATATCGACGAACCACGATCCAGCCGAACAATACCACACGCCGCAGACGTTGACGCCCAGCAGCGTGCAACATAGCTCGTATCCCGGCCCGCTTGGGTTATCCACTCCGTCGCGTCCGATACACGCGTTGCCCTCGCAGCACTCTGTCGAGCCGTCACATGTGAGGCACATCTTCTCGGGGATGCAATCGCAGCCGGGGTCTTTGCAAGCACACTGGTTATCGACGTTATCATAGGTCACGAGGTCATAACACCCGCACCCGTTGGAGTCGTAGAGCGGCCTGATGCACACTTCGTCAGGCAGGACTTTGACGTAGCCCTCATCCTCGGGAGCAGGCAGCGAACCTCGCGAGGTCAGATGCACCGTGTTCACGTTGTCGGGAAGCCACGTCGCCGTGCCCGTGTACTGGAGCAAGCCGAGTACCGGATGCGCGTAGCTCAGGGTCGCGTAGTCGGAACTGGTGTCCAGTACCCACGAGATTCCGAGTGCGTCGATGATGTTGTCGCCGATGGCCATTATGGGCACGCAATCCAATAGAGTTGCAGCGTCGTACAGCTACATCCGAAGCAGATGTTACTGAAGGTAATCCCATCGTCCACGATGTCCCAATCTTGACATGGACCTGATGCTCCGCTTGGCTGCGTATAGTTCTGCGATCTCCATCCTCCGCAAGGTGAGACTTCCGGGCTGTCAAGCCACGTTAATACACCCTCACCGCACGTCGCTCCAGACCCGCAGACGACATTGACGTTCACTTGTGCATTGGGGTAAATCGTCGCAAACCATCGTCCATCGTCGCTGGCGTACTCCCATATTATCAAGCCGCTACTCGCCACTGTTTCTGAAACGAACCTCAGCACAGACGCCACTGCTCCAGTGGTATATCCTGTTCCAAGCACGTCCAGCCAGCGGAACTCCAAGCACTTCGTTTTATCCGCAGCGGCTTCGCAGAGTGCGGATTCTGCCGGACATGCCGCCACAGTCCAAGCCGACCAAGTGCATCCCGTCAGACAAGGGTCAGAACAAGACGAGCAAACCGGCTGCGCCCCCGGAAATCCGTCCACGTCCATCACGGGAGAGCCGCCGGTCGATGACTCCGGCCCCGGCGCAACGAACAGACACGGGTCTTCAAAATAGCACTCGCGACGCAACACGACCTGCTTGGCCGCGATCTTATGCCGCACGGATTCTCCATCATCGAAAAACAGATCGCATTCAAATTCCACTGTATAAGCACAAGGCACATCCTTGCCCGCCGTGTTCGCACAGCAGTTGATCGCCTCGGGGTAGCGGCAGGTTATGTCATCGGGAGCGGGGTTGATCCTCTCGCATCCCTCTGTGGCCGCTGACGCACACTTAGTCGCGCAGGTGTGTCGCCGGTCATCCACTTCGTCGAGGCAGTCGCAGCCGCATTGGCGTTTGCGTTTGCCGGTCGCGCCGTTCGGCTTGCGATCATCCAGCAACGCCGACTTTCCAACGCGATCAGGCGGGCAGACACGGGTGATCGTGACCTCCGCTGGAGCAACACCGCAGCCGTCTGCCGCTGATCCCTTGTCGGCGAGCAGCAGCGTCTTCGTTTCGCCGTCGCACGGGCTGGCATCGCTGAGAGTGTAGACCGGGTAGTCGATGCGGCTGAAGGAACGCAGCGTCCAGAGTTGGGCCTCGATATCGTAATCGAGATGCCACTTGCTGCGGATGCGGTCGTTTTTGTCCGGGCCGGTCGAGCCACCCTCTCCCGAGTATGTGACGACGACTTCGCCCGAAAAGTCGAACGCAGTGGTATTAAGTGTGGCTGAGGAATCGACAGCGTATGTTTCGGGAGATTCGCAGGATGCCGGGTCTCCAATGTAAGCCGTCGCTAGAAATAGCTGACGGCTTCCGACGAGAACGCTCGGGTCATCCCAGTCTGGTATCGCTGCGTGAATGTCGATGCGCCTGCTCGCGCTGCGGAATGTCGCGTACAGCAGCAAGTCGCATGTAAACACGCCGGGAGACGACTCCACCCAATACTTTCTACCGCCATAACCGCCGCCCATGTCAGGAGGAGGGAACGCCACAGAGTCGGGGTCGCTCGTCGTGATAACTCCGAACTTCCGGTCGCTCCATTCGCACGCGAAAGTCCTATCGTAAAACAGGCTCGACCAACCAAGAATGCCGGTCCAACCAGTGCCCCAAACAATCGTCGCACCGGACTCCGTGTAATCGACATCCGGCGGCGTCCACGGAAGATCGTTGTTCAGTATTGTGTCACAAATCATGCACGGTGACGGATCGGATTCAATATTCCCTTCGCAGTCTCCCGCCCAGACGAGCTTGCCGCCCTTGCTGTCGCACGCGGAGAAGTCGAGCAGGAAGTCGCCGTTGAGGTCCGCGCACTGAGCCTCGCTGCAATCGCCTTCGCCCGTGCTGATGCCGGACGTGGATAACGCCCAGCGATAGGCGCAGTCTTGATAGGGGCGACGGATCACTTTGAGAGGCATTGTCAGTCCGCGACGATAGTGATGTTGCCGCTTAAATTCGTGAAACTGACCGCGTTGCCCAATAGAAGTCTTCCGGCTGTCGTCTGTCGAGCAGTCAACATCGTAGCCGTCTCGCCACGGGCTGCAATAGACGCATTCCCTCCGTGGACGTGGATGCTATTACTTGCGTGAGTTCCGCGTAGCTGGATCGGCGCGAATCCTGTTTCAAGGCTCGTCCCGCTGCCGTAGATATTGGCCGTGCAGATCGTAGAGCCGCAGTTGATTTTGACGAGTCCCGCAGCACCTCGCACGTTCAGCAGCACCGGCCCGATAGACCATTCCGGCGTGCGGTATTCGTTGTAACCTGCAGCGTTAACGAACGGCAAACCGATCTGAGTCGTCGCACCGCAGCGTTCACCAATTGTGATCGAAGCAGGCACGACAGCCGAGAACGCCGCGAAGCCGTAGAGCATCTGAAACGGCCCGTTGATGATGATGTCGTCGGTCGATACTGGCAACGATCCATCGAGCCAGTTGAGGACGTTATCGGCGAACTTCGGGCCGGTAGCCGTGACGATAGTAGTCAGGGTCGCCGTGCCGGATGCCGACGTATCGCTCGCCGAACTGATCGTGTGAGGAACGCCCGCCGTGTCGCCGATGATCGTCACCACTCCTGCACTCGATGTCGCCGTCATCGTGGACATTTCACCGACTGACGTGCCGCCACCTTGCGGGAGACACGAGGCTGTGGTGTCCGTAAATGTAGACGACTGCCATGCCTCTTTCACGGTCGTGGCAACCTGAGTTAGCGTGACCAGCGTCCCAATCGTGACCACGAGCGTCTTGGAGTTCATCGTGATCGTGATCGTCTCGCCCGCCAGCCAAGTGCCGGTCATGGTGAGGGCATACTGTGCCTTGGTCGCCGCCGCGTTATTCACGAATGATTTTTGAGTCATGATTCACCTCTATTCGGGACAGATATCGAATGCAAGTACCGGCACCCATTCACCGTTAATTTTCACGCACACCACATGCCCATCGACTGCGGCCTCGAGCTTGCTGCGATTCACGCCGTCCGTCTCGACTGCTTCCGGCGGGTCGCCGCTGGCCTCTTCCATCATCGTTACGGGGTCGGTCTGCGGGTCGATGCTTCCGTCCGTGACATAGCGAGCGAATGTGAATGTGGTCGCTCCGGTCAGGGCATTATCGCATGGAGTGAGAGCGGATGTCAGACGCCCTTGGGCTGCTGTCTGGCCTCCGGTCACGACTCGCCGCGTCCGCCTGCCAGTCGCGGGGAGCGTCCGCAACACTTCGCGCACGACCTGGCCGACTTGCTTCGCTGCGGTTGCTGTAAGTCCGAAAACGGGATCGGCCATCGTGTCGATCCTTTAGAGCGAAAACGTCGAGAAATCCATCTCTTTGAAATATGTGATGTCCGTTTTGAATTTGCATCCGTCTGGCCGATCGGCCTTGGGCACGATCAAGCCATCGTCATCGAGCGGTTGCGGCTCGGGGCATTCCCCGTCGTCTCCACCATCGCCGACATCGCTGTTGAGAATCCGGCGAGGCTCTCCGTCAGCCACGTCGCGACAGTAGAACCCCGCTTGCAGTGGAGTCGGTTGCCATCCCGTAGGCTTGTAGTTGAACGTGAAGGTCTCCTTCCAAAAATGGAACGATCCTTCATACGTTTCCGCAGCGGAGATATCGACCTGCACCGTCCCGATTGCCCCGCCGAGATACGCGACCGAATTTACTTTTCCACTGTTGGCAAGGACCGCGTTTTGATCGTAGCCCGCTGCGTCCTTGTTTCGCGTTTTCGTGACGGTCCCCATGCGAACGTCAACGGGAATGCCGCCGTCGAATGGCTGGCCCGCCGAGTCGAGAATGACCTTGCGCGTCGTGCCGTCCATGTAGTCCACGATGTACGTTGACTGAATCGTCGGGCTGATCGACGTGAGCGTTCGCCGCGTCGTCGGGTCATCGTCATCCGCGTCGGGCAACGTCGCGTTGGTGGCCCATTCATACGTCGCGAAATATGCGAGATAAGGGGCTCGCGTCATCGCGGGACCGGGTCCGACCGTAGCCTTGTGACAGATCGCGTGCGGGTCTGCGGCCAGTGCTGAGCCGCGAATGATGCCAACAGCAGCAGCGACAGCAGGCTCATATTGAAACGTCGCCGAGTCGGTTCTCACGAGATATTTTCGCATGTATCGCGACACACAACGGCCGTCCGACTGGACTTCCGATTCTGCTGAGAAATCGACGATACCGACCCACCACGTCATTGCGTTACCGCCGTTCCTGAGAGGATTTCGGTTGTCGTTTGATCGACGACTTGCTCGCCGTCGTAGACCACAGCCACGCCGCGAGTGATGTAGTCCGAAGCGATATTGTCGGGCAGTTCTGGCGTCCGTCCCTTGGGGAAGTAATAGACCATCGGGCCGCAGATACCGTCAGGCATGACCCTTGGCCGCTTGTGCAACGATCCCCAACACGAGCGATGATCGCTCGCCGTTGGCTCATACTCGACTTCCGAAATGATCGTGACTCGCATGGCTATACTCCAAAATCAACAGCCGTCATGGGCTGTGGCTTGTTCGCCTTGGTCGCGTCCAACTGCTGCTGTGCGACCGTCAACTGTTTGCCTGCGATGTCCTCGATTGATTTCCCGCCGCCGACGCCACGCAGCATGATCGACGCGGCTTCTGACGAGCCTTGAAACGCGGCCTTGAGCGCGGACGGGCCTTTGCCTGACGATGTGGCTTTCGTGTCGCTCGCGACAGCTTCTGCTTCCGTTGCTGTTGGCATTGGCTTGGCGAGCGGAGAGAACTGTTTCTCCAGCTCTGCCCGCTGCGTATCCATCGACGTGCCAAGGTCTGTACTCATGCCGTCTATCTGATCCTTGAGAGACTTTTCAAAGTCGCTCGTCACACGCTCGGGGACATCAGGCAGCTTGTCGATTGCGCTCTTGAAGCCCTCAGTCATCGGAGTCCAATCGAACGTGAATCCGTTGCCCGAAAGAAAGCTCACGACCGCAGACCACATATTCCTGATGTTCGTTCCGAGATTGATAAACAGAGTCGCCGCGTAGTCCACCGCCGTGAAAAGAACCTTGCCCCAGTTGTCGCCGAACCATGTCAGATAGGTTGGCAATGCCGTCGTGAATAGATGTGCCGCGCTCGCGATAACTTGGACGCCGAACAACTCCCACTGCGTTACGCCGAGAGTCAGCAGCCCGCCCATGTGAGACAGCACAACAGCCGCTTCGATGCCCATTGATTTGAACCACTCGCCGCCGCCGGCCACCACGCCCAGCATCGACGTGAGCGACTCCGACAGCACGTTGATCGACGGCAGCAGGACTGAGCCGATGCCCTCGCCCACGTCGCCAAGCGTGTTCTGCAACTGTACCCACGGATCAGCGACGGCAAGAGCTGCACCACCGAACCTTGCCTGCATTTCGTCCAGTTTGGCTGACACCTCATCTGTCGATAAGCCAGCCAGCGATTTGCCCATTTTCTTGACGGCAGAATCGAGGTCCGTTCCCATCACCGTGGCCATGTCCTGTGCCAGCGAGATCGACCGCTTGAAGTTATCTCCGTTGATGTTTCCGAAGCTCGCCATGAGCGCCGCCGCGCCCATCGTCGCGTCGTCTTCAAAATTCGTCACACCCTGCAACTCGCCAGCGTAATCGGCCATCTCTTGAGCCGTGATCCCCGCCGCGCCGCCGGTCGCCTCAAGCACGGCTTGGAACTTCCGTTGGTTCTCCAGCGCGGTCTTGTAGCCACCAATCGCGGCAGACGTGCCCCAGATACCGCCGAGCAGACCGGCAATCGGAGCGACCATGCTTCCGATGCTGCCAGTGAAAGACGACATCGACGACTTTGCCGAGTTGAGGCCGCTACTCCATCCCTTATTATCCACGCTGAGATGTGCGACGAGATCGCCTATTCCGGCCATTTATTACTCGTCCTTTCGTGCAATCATCCTTGCCGCTTCGATGTCGTCTTGGTCTTCGTAGTCCGACTCGTCGCGAAGATAAGAACTCAGCGACTTGACCATCTCGGAGAACTGTTCTTCCGGTATTTTCTCACTCGATTGCATGGCCATCAGATTAGCTGTCATCATCGCGGCCCGCATATCGGCCCGCTGCTCACCGTATGGTGCGATGCGATATAGAGTCCGCTGCAAGGCCCACTGAAACGGCGTGTGTTCGTTTCTTAGGTTCCACCAGTCCCAGCGATTCACGGACCTGCCGAACTCCGCAGCAAAGCGGACTTCGTGGTCCGACATCAGTTTTTTGCAAGTTCCTCGGGAGCCTGCGGATTCAGTAGCGTGCCGATGGCCTTTCGCACCGCTGCATATACGCTCGACCGCATCAGCTTCGCCGCGTCGCTGGCGCGAATCGAGAACGCATCGTCCGTCTCGCCATCGTTGCGAGTCATCACCGGCACACCGTCCGCATCGACCACGCAGAACGCGAAGAGTGTCCCATTCTGCCGAGCCTCGGGCATCGACAGCGACAGCGACAACTCGCCGATCAGTGGCTCGCGAACGAACAGCCCGTCGCAGCCCTCGACAGGAAATGCCTTACGATTCTCGATGCGATCAAAAACGGATGCCATCAGACTTGATCCTTCGTTTGTTTCAGAGCGTCTTTCGCAGCCTGCCATGCGTCATAGTTCGCACCCGGAAGATAGAACGGATTCTCGTCGGTCGTCTTCGGTCCGTAGCCCTCGATCACGCCAGCCATGAACAGTTCCATGTCCTTCTTGCCCTTGATCCCCACGCTCGCGGCCAAGTACTGCCGCTGCGTTGCCTCAAGCTGCTGTGGCGTTGCTCCGACCGCCGCGACGCACTCTTCGTCGAATGGCGTGCATTGGCCCGTGCTGACTCGCAGGAGAGCCTCAGCACCCTCGACGATAGTCCCCTTCGGAATGATCCATTCAACGACATCACCCGCCGCATCAAGCACCGGCTGGCACTTGTCTCGCCACGCATGGGGGGCCGTGAGAATATTAACGCTCTGGTCGAGCAGATAGATCGCTTGCATGTGGTCCCTTATGTGTTGTCGCCAGATGTCTGGAGAGTGATCGTCGCCTTCACCCCGTCGTCGGTCGCGTACTTCTCATCGACGCCGATGCCGGTTACGTTCCAGATTTCGACAAGCGGGGTCGATGCGGTATCGGTCAGTTTGAAGTTCACCCCCGCAGCCGGTGGCGTTCTCATCGACGTTTTCAGGAACGTGTGAACGGCGTTGCCCGAGTCGTAGAACATCTCGCCGCCGATGGTTGGGTTGCTCACGTAGCCGCTGTTCGGCATCTCGGCGTGCTTCGATCCGTCGATGGTCCGGCCGTTATAGGTCTCGGACGCCTCGCCCGATTTGTCGATTGAGATCAACGCCGGGATGGCAGTGTAAACACTGCTGATTTCCGCCGCCAATACAGTGCCCTTGCCTCGATTTTTTGCCATTTGATCGGCTCCTTTATGTTTTGCGGGCTTTGGCCAATTCGCGGCCGAGTGATCGCCCAGCGGCGATAGTCATTGCCGTTCGTGCGGCACTTCGCGATGACTCATAGGCCATCCGAACAAATGAGTTGGCGGGCATCGTGCCGGTTGATAGTTGTTGCGGTGTCGGGTTTTTCAGGTAGCTGAATCGCCCGCCGATTGTCTTGCGTTGCCGTCGCTTTGTTCCCAAAGCAACCAAGTGAGCGTGAGGAGCGAACTTGCCTTTGATCTTCGTTTTCTTGCCGACGTTGATGCCCGCCTTGGCCTCCATCACTCCGGTTTTTTTCTTTTCGTTTCGCTTGCCGATACTGGCCTTGACGGCACCCGTCTTGCCCACCGGGGCAGCTTGCTTCATCGCCTTTGCGACCTTGCTCAGCCCGGCTCCGAGTGCGTTTCTTGCAACCCTGTCGCCCGCCTTGCCGCCGAGCATCGCTAACGTGGCCTCTAAAGCCTTGTCTCCCGTGAGTACCTGCCTCCGATATGTCCCAGTGAACGACCGTCCGATTGTTGCAGTGGGCATTCAGCTTGCCTCGACTTCCACTCGCAGAGCGATCGACGAAACGAATAGACCGTGCTGGTTCAAGATCGCCTTATCGGGGTTTTGCTTCGACTCGATGTCGCATGTCCACACCCTCACTCGACCGTCTGTCGAGTCGTAGTTATTGATCCGCTGATAGATTTGCCGCACGACCAACTTGAGCGGGTCGAGTTCGTCGTTTGTGCGTCGCTCCAGTGGTGATCGAATCCAGATTCGCAGGTTGTGAGAGGTCCGGTCTTCAACCGCCAACGTCTCGGCCAACTGTGTTTCGTCTTCGCTTGTCACATCGACTCGCAGGCCGTCTATCGACTCCAGTTCGTCAACTTGCAGCTCGCTGTATTCGGCCTCCAGCTCGATGACGTAAGCCGTGCCGCTGTTGATGTGGTCACGGATCGCGATCATCGCTTCGACGGCAGGTGCGACTGTTACTGCTGCCATGTCAACCTCCCCCTAAGATCAATTTGGAATGAATCCGCGTCATCTGCGGCGACTGTTGATAGAAGCACTTTTCGCCCGTTGTGGGTTGGATTTCCCATACGTTTCCGCCCCGCTCGAATCGTTGGCCCTTGACCGGATTTCCGAACGGCAGGGCACTCGTCAGCATTTTGAATTCCACCGGCCTGACCTCGATCAACAGGCCGTTGCCGTTATCGATTTGGAACGATGGAGGCGATGATTTCACAGCCGTCACCGTCGCCGTCGCACCGCCCGCGCCGTTGCGATACGTGTACTCGTCGCCCGCTGCCGTCAGCAGGTCGGTGGCCATGTCGCCGATATCGTCGTCCATGCCTGACATCTATCTGTCTCCAAATGGCGGGCCTTGGAATCGCACCAAGCTTCCCCGGCTTATGAGGCCGAGTCGGTCCTATGCCGCCCGCGTCACCGACAACTCATCACAGAGCGTCAGGAACTAACGCAGCCTGAGCCGCGCCGAGTTTCGTTTGACCGTTGACGATCCAGAATCCCGACTTCGTATAAACGCAGCTATAGAGAGCCTCGGCCGTCAGCGCGAGTTCATTCGTTGCACCGACAGTGATCTCGTTCACTTTGTCCGCCGCGACTGCGGAGATCAGTTCGCAAGCGGTCGTGCCTACGAGGATTCGCAACACCTTGCCGACGTAGCCCGCTGGAAGACTGATCTGCTTGTCGGCCGAATCGCTGGTGACGGTCGCGAACGTGGCACTCGCGGGAATGAGTCCCGTGGTTGCCCCGCCAGTGGTTGCCGTCACTGACGAGTTCGCGCCGGATGCACCGGCAGCATTTAGCAGCACGTAGCCGCGATCATCCCCAGAAGCAGCCGCGAGAGCCGCCAACCCCATGTAGACGCCGTTGCCAAGCTGGTTGGCTGCACCTGTTCCAGCGGTCCCACTGTCAGGGTCGCCGGACGCATTCCAGTGGACCGGCAAACCGACCGTCCACGCGGCGGTTGTCTTGGGAACGAACTTGAGTCCGGTTACCGAGAGTGACCCGAGATCACTGGCCGCAATGTCGGTCGTCGCGACGCCCACTACTCCAGCTTGCACCACCACATCACCGCCAGTGACTGCCACGCTGGGCGTGTAGTCAATCGCGTTTCCTTCTGGTCCGTTGATCGTTGGCACTTGAGCCATAGTATTCTTCCTTTGAGGTCAGAGATTAAATTGAAAACCGAATCAGCCAACTATCAGGCAGCACCCTTGCTCATCAGTGCGTTGAGATAACCGTCGCCCAAGTCTGCTCCAAAGTCGTGATATCCCCTGAAGTCGATGCCTAGTCTATCGAAGCTAGCATCTGCGGATTCCACGGCAGGAGTCTCTTGTCCGTTGAGGAACGAGACCACGACCGGCGATCCCTTGGACTTATCGCCCAAGATATAGAACGCCGTGGTCGAGTATCCGCTGAACGCCGAATCGCTCAACTGGTTCGCGACAATAGGCTGATACTTGTTCGCGAACGTGTTCGCGTCGCTGACCTTCACCGCGTTCAAATTGCGGGCGACGTAGAGTGCGTCCGCAATCGTTTCCAACTCAGGCGGCACGAGCAGGAATTTAGCCTGCCCGCTGACTCGCTTGGCACCGTCAGCCGCTGGGCTGGTGCGTTGTCGCCACGCCTTTTGAGCCAGTCCCAGGCCGACGCCATCGGTTCCTAGATTGGATGTTGCTCCCACGATGTAGTTCGTGCGAGTTGCCGTGAAGATCGTCCCCAGATTGGCAAGGAACGTCGTCCAGAACAGATCGTTGAGCCGCATGGCTCCACCCGCTCCGATGCGGTTACGGAGATCGTCGAACGCACCCAAGTCATCATTGATTATGTCGGTGCGGTTGAGACTATACATCTTCGCGTAAGTATCGACCGAACGAGTAAATGACTCTTCGCCGGTCTTGCCGTGCTTGATTTCGCCACCCGGTGGCAGCTTCTCATATTGCATATCGTCGAGCATCCGGTAGCTCGTGACCGTCTTGAAGTCGCTGCACGACTTGATCTGAGCGATCTCACGCCACGTCGCGTCCTCTTCCATGTAGCCCTGCAAGATTTCCTTGTTAGCCACGTTGGACAAAATGCCCGGAAGGCTGACAGTCGAGAAACCGGCTTGCAGGTCGCGACCGTCCATGCGAGGACAAGCGGCCGCGAGGATCGGACGCAAGTTTCCAGACGTGACCTTGGTTCCGCCTTGGATTTGCATCCCGTTGGCCATTGCACATTGAATCAGGATTTGTTGCAGGCCAACCGAGCCACGGTATTGCGAGTGAGCCGCTTGCAGCGTCTTGTCG